TTTCCTTTTCCAGTTCGGTTTGCCTTTCGGCCAGTTCGGCGGCGGCACGGCGTTCTTTCTCCCGCGCGGCTGCCGCCTGTTTGTTTGCGGCTTCGGCCAGCGTCAGGCTGATTTTGGCCGCTTCATCCCCCCTGCCCTTTCGGTATTGCAAGGTGCGGTCAGCCTGCCATCCTCCGAACAACAGGCCGATTACTGCTAACGCGGCAAGAGGTTTCCAATATTTCAGTTCATTCATACTTTTTCAGCATTTCCTGATAATTTTTGATTTCGCGTTCGGCAAACTCAAAAGCCGCCAAGTCTGCTTTTTCGCTGGCTTCGCGGCTTTTGGCTTCCCATTCGGCAATCTGTTTTTTGATAAAATCGACAGGCTCCATCCGTCACCTCTAGGCTTGCAATCCTTGCAGGTACACGGTTTTTCCGCCCTTGCGCGTGGCCGTCAGGATTTGATTGCGCATCTGACCGTTTCGACGGAAGCCGATGTGCACCCATGCGCCATCTCCTCGCTCCGGAAATTCGAGAATCAACTGGTCAAACGTGATTTTCCCCTCATCACGCATCTTGATGATTTCTTTCGCAAACGCCAAAGAGGTTAAACCGACGGCATCACAATCGGCAGCCAACCCGAAACGGTGCGCCGACGTCGGAGAACCGCCAACCGCCTTATTCGTCCGCTCACTGCGAAAACAAGAGGTTACGATAATTCCGCGCCCGACGTAGGCGCGGATTTCCTCAAGCCGTTCCGCCGTGTAACGGATATTGTCCATTTCCGCGTTGGTCGGATTGTTCGGGATACCCAACCGCCGCGCCGTTTCGCTTCTTGTAAGCTCTTTCAGGCTAAAATGTTCCGTGATTTGCATTTCTTTATCCTCCAATAAAAAAGGCCGTTTCAGACGGCCTATTCCTTGTCCTCATAATTTAAAAACCGCTTCGCCAAACCCTTGACAAACCCTTTTGAGATTTTCGGCGCAAGGGCGTAGGCGGCATCCAGTGCCGTACCCGTCATCAGGCCGACACCCGCGCCGGAAATGGCGCACAGCCACACTTGGTTGAGCAGCAGGTAGTTTTCGGCCACCGCCGCCGCCGCAACCGCAGATACTGCCGCCTCGATAAAAAACTGAAACGGCGTATCATGCTCCTTCACGGAAGCCCACACCGCGCCGAGTATGCCGCCAAGCATGGCAAACAATATCCCTGCGGAAAAAAACTGCTGCAATATCATTTATTTACTTCCCCGTTTTGTGTTTAAGGTTTGCGCAACATGCTGTAATCCATTAGGTTTTTCCCCGCCAGCACGCAAACAAACGACATCAGCGGCGGCAGTATCATGCCGGTATTCAGCGGCGGGTACGGTGCAAGAAAGGCCACCGAAATCAAAAACCATATATTGCCGCCCAATATCAGCAGCCAGCCGCTGATAATATTGCTGCGGTCGGACTTGTAGAGCATGGCCGCCCCCTGCGCCAGCGCGGCAAACAGCAGGATGCCGACCACCCATGCTTCAGGCAGCGTCTTGAATTTATAGTAGATGGGATAGTCGTACAGCTTGTCTTGGTCGCACATAAAGACAACCGCGAAGCCCAACAGCCCGGCCGCGCTTAGGAACTCGACGATGCGCGTCGCCGTGCCGAACAACCACATTTGGAAGCGGAAGGGTAGAAACCGCCAGTCCAATATCCACTTTAAGTACATTACAGTCTTGCTCATGGGATTCCTCCGGTTTGGATAACAGGGCGCGCCGCCGTTTCGTGTAATCGGCGGCGCGCATTTTCAGACGGCCTCAAGCCGCCGCATCTTCCTGCGGCAGTTCGCGGTACACCAATTCCGCGCCGGTAAAGTCGTCCGGTGTTTCAGACGGGGCAACGATTGCCTGCAACGCCCAATCAATCACATCCTGACCACGCGGCGGGCGCGAATCAATCTGAATCTGACTCGAACCCATGCTGCGTTTGCCGCTCTCATACACTTTTTGATTAAAGTAACTATCCAGCGTTACCGTGTAATATTGGTTGGACAAATCCAAATGCACACCCGATACCGTGTGAAACGACGCGGGCGCGCCGGTGTTGTCGTCGATAATATCGCAGGCGATGCCTACAATGATTCGTTTTGCTTCTGCCATGAATCAATCCTTTTTGTTGGCGTTAAAAAAGCCCGCAGGGCGGGCGTGAAAAGCCGTCTCAAACGGCAGGAATATCAAGGAGCGGGTACAAACTGCGCGGGGCGGCGGAATTTGCACAACAGGCCATATGCAGTGGAGTTTTCAAACCCTGTAAATGAAGCCCTGCCACGACTGTTGCGGGACGAAATAAGATGACTGACATCCTGCATGGGGGAACTTCTGTCTCTTTTTCTATTGGACACTCCAACCAAGCGACTTCCTTCCCTGTGTACAGACACTGCCGATATATCTATATCTACAAGACCTAAAACCGTTTCAGGCGGTTCGTATACCAGACCTGTTACAATAACAATATCTTCTCTTGGTGCGCCCGACAAATCGATAATACCCAGCACTTAGTCATCGGCTATATCCAATTCACGCTCGAACGGTTGCGAAAACTTCAACTGTCCTAACACATTCAGGTTCAACGCATTGCTGCTAAATGCCAACTCGCCCGCTTCGTCATACAGATTCAGACCGTAACCGCTGCCGTTTTTCGTTGCACGGGTAAAGTAATGACAGCGGACTTTGCTCTCATTCGGTTTGCCCCGCACAGGGAAAGCAATATAATTGACATATTGCTCGGACGGTATGCAGGCAACGGAGTAATTCTCCGAAAGCTCCAACACGCGAATGACTTCACCGCCGTGCATATGTTCGAAAGAGACATAAAAATCTGTCTGTTCCTTTTCAACCGTGCTGTGATAGCTGTACACAATACCGCCCGTCAGACGTATTCCATCCAACTCTGCACCAAAAATCATAACGCCCCCCAAACTTTCCCACGCAGCCGTATTTCGTCCCAGTTACTGCAAGTAACTTTCAGACGGCCTTAAATCTTGATGCAGGCCAGCAATGCGATATTGCGCGGGCGGTTTTCGTCGGCGGTGGGTACGGCACGGGAGGCATCAAAAACCAACGGCCGCCAGTTGTTTGCCGCGTTAGCAATTAACGACATATTATTAACGGTATCTTGCACTTTACGATTTGGGTAGTAGATTGCCGATGACGACGCGGCGGCAGCGGGGTCATAAACCGTGTCACCGTCGTAACCAAATTTTGTTTCACCGGTGATGTTGCGGATGGCATCGCCTTGCGCCGAGCCGAACGCGCGGCCCCGGTCGATGCCGCGCCCGTCGTCCCAGCCGCGCATAAATTCGCCGCGCAGGTCGGGCAGGTTGAAGGTGGTACTGCCGTCGCCCGCACCGTAGGTGGTGCCGATGGCGGCAAACAGGGCGGCATAGGCGGTGCGGGAAACGGCCGCGCCGTTGGCCTTGAGCCAGCCGGCAGGGGCGGTTTGGCCGGCGAAGTACATCACCGCGCCGCTGGGCACCATGCCCGCCAGGTCGTCCGCATTGAGCAGGCGCTTGCCGTCATAGCGCAACTCGCCGTCGTTGCGCATGGACAGGTATTTGCCGCTGCGCTTGTTGTAAAAATAAGAGTTTACGTTGTTCGATCCGATTTGCAGGTATTGGTTGGCATTAAAGTCGCCCACGCTGTCGGTCACAATCGCGCCCTTTTTCAGGGTAGTAAGGCCGGTAAAGGTTTTGTCGCCGCCGATAGTTTGGTTGTCGTCGGTTTTGACTGCGCCGGAGGCCGCGCTTTCCGCTGCCACCGCCTTGTCATACGCGGTTTTGACCGCTTTGGGAGTGGCGGCTATATCTTCGCGGTCGCTGTCGGTGGCGGATGAAAGTTGCACAATGCCCGCCCGAATGGTGCTGGCTTTACCCATGCGCCGTAGTAGTTGTAGCCGTTCTCTTTCAGGTTGTCGGCATCGGCGGCGTTGTCCACGTCCACGCTCAAGCCGGATTGGTTTTTGAACGCCAGCGTGATGCGGCCTTGCGTTTCGGTGAAATCAATGGAAGCAATCGCGCCGCACAGGAAGGCGGCTTTGTCCAGCCCGCCGTAAATCGGGGCGGTGCCGTCGTAGGCGGCGGCTTTCAGTTGTGCGCCAAAACAGGTCGTGTTGCCGGTTTGCAGCGCGGCGGCTTCTTTGCCCCATGCGGCGTAAAGGAAGCGGTTGTTCTGCGCGTTGCTCCATTTGGCCAAGGCCAGCTTGTCGGTCAGTTCGGGTTCAAACACGGTGGTGAAGGTGGCGAAATTCAAAGTGGACTGAATCACACCTTCCATCACGGTTTCCGCGCTGTCGCCGTCGTTGCCTTTGGAAATCACCGCGCCTTTGGCTTCGGTCAGATTCAGGGCTTCGGCCAGCGTGCCGGTGGCAAAGCCGATTTCGGAAGCCCGTCCTTGGGTGGCGGAAACGATTTCAAACGCCTGCAGCTGCTCGTCAAACTGAACGGTGGCGCTGATGGCCGTACCAATTTTGTCAGCGGCATCGGAAAAGCTGGTGGCGGCCGCCAATAGATTGGAACATGGATATATCCTTTACGGTTGGATCAGGGTTAAATCAAAAGCGTTTACAAACTGCTGCGAGTGTTCTGCCTGCGGCGCATAAGCCAGATGAACAGTCGTCATCCAGCGTTCTTCATATTCACTCTCTTCGTTGGTGAGCGGCATGAAGCGTGCGGGGTCGGCGTATAGCGGCTGGCAGGATTTCAGCCGTTCGCAGGCGTAGAAATCGCGCCACAGCAAAACGGTTTTCTGTGCCATCTGCCCCGCTTCTGCGCCGTAAAAATCAAGCTGCATCTGTATTTCTGATTGGCGCGAGACGGCGGCGGTTTCATCCGCCACGGCGTAAGCGTGTTCGTTCGTAGCGGCGGCGGCTTCGTTCAGGATGTTCATCACCACAAACGGCGGCTTGGGCAACGGTACGTTGTTGCTGTATCCGCGCACCACTTCGCACGAAAAAAGCCCGAGCAGCATTGCCCGGACTTCGGTGTAAATATCGTCTAATGTTGCCGCCATAACAGCACCTTGCACCAATCCGGCCAGCTTTCCACCACCTGTTTCACCAGCCATTCTGTCGTTTCGGTTTCGCCGTAGGCCGCGAATACCAGCTTGTCCGAACCTTTGCCATCCTGCCGCCGCAGGCCGTGGAATTGTCCGGTGACATAGGCATAAAGCAACGTTCCTTGCTGCGCCATACCTTCAAACAAAGACAAATCCTGCGTACTTAGGGTTTGGGTCTGTATGGTTACGGGATGCTCGCTGTAGCCTGACTTCCGTTTCCCTGTGGCATCGGTGGTATAGCCGTCATTGAGTTTCAACACGGCGGGCAGGTTCGGATTGACGGATGTAATCGCTCCGTTGGCGATAGCTCTAAGATTCATCGGCTACCTCGTATTTGATTGAATCGCGCATGGTGTCCGACCATTGCAGCGGTTTATCATGGTTGCTGACAACGGTCTTGCCTTGCTGCACATCCCGAACGGCTTTGTAATACGCTGCGGCGGTTACGCGCGCAGGGCTGGTGGGGAAGCGGTATTTCAGCAGTTTGGTTACTTCGGAGTTGGGCGCAAAATTGCCGTTAGTAATGGTTTCTTTTATATCTCCAACCGCAATTTCACCCAACTCCGAAAGAGACTGCCGCACATCGCCGCCATTGGCCTGCATGAACTTTCCGGCCAGTCTTGCCCATTCTGTTTTTCTTTCTGCAATGGTATTGCGGAAGAAAGGCCGCGCGGGGGTTCTTGCCGTGCCGTATTCGTTCCAAAAGGCCACTTGCGCCACGCTTTCGCCGTCCGAGCCGTCGTAGTTCGCCTGCTCGATGATGCCGACGCGCACCTTGGCTGTTGCAGCCTGCACGGCCAGTTCGGCCAGCCGCTGCCTGAATTTATCGCCGCCGCGCATAGCAGCCTCCCGGCACATAGCGGAAGCGGCGGTATTTGGCGGTAAGCTGCCAGTAGGTCGCGCCATAGGGCGTTTGCAGATACCAGGCGGCATTGCTGCCCGCCGCGCCCATATCCGCGCTCACGGAAACGCTGCCTTCGGTAGCCGAAGCAATACGCCCCACCAATCCGCCCTGTGCGGCACGTTCAGCCAGCGCGGCGAAGTGGCGTACCAGCAGGAACAGCAGCATTTCGCGCTCTTCCAGCTTTTTCACAATGCTGTGGTCGGTGTTGTCCAGCAGGCTTTCGGCCTGCGTGAACCACATGGCGAACTGGGCATCGCCTGCCTGCACTTCGGGATAGGCCGCCTGAAACCGTGCTTTATCAAAGACGACGGCGGGCATGGTTACTCTTCCTTGGCGGTGCTTACACCATTGGCCTTATCATCGGGGTTAATGGCTTCCAACTTGGTTTCGTTGTCGGTCTTTTCCCGTGCTTCGGCTTTGGTGTTCTTGGCATCTTCATGGGCGAAAACGAAGCCGTTTTTCACCATATCGCGGTCTTGGTGCGCTTCTAACCAAGCATTGAACAGGTCGGCATCCACATCGTAGGTAATGCCGTGGCCGCCGATGATGTTTGAAGCGTTCGCGCCGTTCAACTCTACCGATTGTCCGCCGACCTCAATAATCAGTCCGTTGGGCAGTTTGCAGCCAACGGTTACAGTTTTTTGTTTTGCCATTTGGGATCTCCAATAAAAAAAGCAGCCTTTTCAGGCTGCATATAAGGGAAAGGCCGCCGGAAGGCAGCCTAAAAAAGAGGGTCAGACGGAAATGCCGTCCAACAGAACATCGGCGTGTTCTTTTAATTCCGGCTTGGTCGTATGCCCCATATGGGCAAGGAAAATCTGTACGCCTTCGGTACGGGCGAGTTTGACAGCGGGGACGAAATCGCTGTCCGCCGTTACCAGCACGATAATGCCGACTTGTTTTTTCAATGCCAATGTTGCCATATCCAAACCGATTCTCATGTCCACGCCCTTTTGCGTGATATTCGGCGTGATGTCGTCGGGGTTCAGTGTAGCACTGTTTGCGCCCGGGACGGGGTTCAGACTGCTTTGCCTTTTGATTTTCCAGCTATCGCCGTTGGTGGATGCCTGCCCCATGCGCAGAGCAAAAAACGGCAGTAATTTCAAACCTTCCAGCAGCTGTTTGTTGTTACGGGCAACATTTGATGCCGACAAGTCGAATGTGCTGCCGTCCAGCGGGTTGTTTAGTTTGCCGTCGGCAGGCGGGGCATCGTAGTAGAAAACGCGGTACAGGTTTTTATCCGTCAAGTAGGCATTTCTCCTGATACTTTCCACAAGACTGGCAAAGTCGGCCGCCTGTACGGGTCTGCCCGTTTGGCTTTTGATTTTGCGTTTGGCAAAACCCGCGTCAATAAGGATGGCGAAAGATGTATTCATGATAAATAGGCGTAAAAAATTGGCCGTTAGTGGGTAGCAGGCTGGTTACTGCACTTGGATAGGTCACCCACATTGGCCGTTTTTGTATGTGGCTGCATTATGCACGAAAAATAATATCCTGTAAAGGCCGCCTATTTCAGACGGCCTTGTTTACGGTCGGCTTAGCTCACCGTCATGGAAGCAATGCAGAACGGGCGGTAGATAATCGCGCCCCATGTGCCCTGCGATTTCTTCTGCTTGATGCTGGAGGCTTCCAAAACCATGTTGTGCGCACGCAGTTTTTCGGTGAAACCGCATTCCAACGTGCGCTGACCGTCCAACTCTTCCACAATCAACTGCACCATCTCGCCCGATGCGGCGGAGTATTCCGGCACGGTTTCGATGCGCAGGTTGGGGAAGTTCTTTTTCAGCTGGTCGGTAACATTGACGTTGTACTGGTTGGTTTTGGTCAGTTCCACGCTGGCGGTCGGGCTGCACACCAGCAGAAGTGGCGTGTTCATGTCAATCAGGCCGCCGGTCTGCTGCAACAGTTTTTGGAACAGCTTGCGGATGGATTCGTACACCTGCTCGCCGGTGGCGGTTGCCCACGTTTGGGCAGCGGCGGTGGCGGCCGGCAGGCTCGGGTCGTTGAGGATGCCGTAGTTCTGCAAGCCGCGGATGCCGAACAAATAGGATTTGTTCTGGAAGCGGTTCAAGGCGTTCACGCTGGCCTGATTGACGCGGTTCACATAGTCAATCTTGGCTTCGCCCGCGCGTGCCACTTCGCGTTCGCCCCAACGGGTAAACACTTGGTAATGGTAGCTTTGGCGTTGCGGGAAATTGACGTTTGCGCCGCTCACGCCGTTGTTGTTGTAGTCGCCGTAGCTGGAGACTTCGCCGGTAGGTTCTACCAGCATGAACATGGCGGTTTCGGTCGTCCAGTCGCCTTTTTTCACTTCGCCGAAGATTTCGGCGGCCTTCATCGGCTGCAGGGCGACTTCAATCAGCTTCGGATCGACATAGGTCAGCATCCATGCGGGAATGCCGCTGTTGCCTGTTGTGGTCAGTGCGGGCTGCGCGTCCATCGCCAAAGCAGCCTGCACCTGTTCGTTCATCAGCTTTTTGCCGCCGCTCATAAAGACGATGCCGGCATCGCGTTCGAGTTGTTGCAAGGTATTCATTTAATCGTTACTCCCATGTGGTGATTTTGGCCAGTTCGCCCGCCGCGGCTTTGGAAGCCACTTTGAAGCGGGTCAGGGTGTGGCCGGTTTCGGTGGCGGAGGCAGATGCTTTCAATGTGCCGTCGGTGTCTTTGGCAAACACGTTCTGGCCGATTTCGGCACCGGCGGGGAAGTGCGCCCAAAAATCGCCCGCTACGGCCAACGTAATGATCTGGCCGGGCAGGATTTGGTTGCCGTGTTCCGCCAGATAGGCAGTGATGCTGGCCTGTTGTTCGCGGTGGACAAAGCCGATGCGTGCGCCGGCGGTTTTTTTGTTGGACACTTTGCCCTCGGCATCCGCCCAGGCGAACACGCCGACGGTTACGCCGTCCGTGCCGCTGACGAGCGCGCCTTCACCCGCCAGCATGGAAGCGTTCGGGTTGTGGGCAGCAAAATCCCCCGCAACGGCGGGGGCTTGGTAAGGTTGAACTGCTTTTTGGAATGACATGGTTTAAGCCTTTCTGATTCGTGATAAACCGGGGAACTGTTCGGCGGTTTTGGCCGCATCTTGCGCCATCGGCTGTTTGGGTTTGCCCAACATACCGACCATGGCGCGATAGGCGGAAGGATGCACGCCGGTTACATCGATGCCGCTCTGCTCAAGCGCGAACTTGTACACATCCGCCGCGTTGTCCATCGCCACATCGCCGACAATATGCGCCACTTCGCGCTGTGCCGTCGCCAAGGCTTGCGAACGTTTCCGTTCGGCTTCCACGGCGCGTTTGATGGCCGCATCCATCGCCATTTTGGAAATGGCGCGGTCTTGTGCGGGCTTGGGTGCGCCGCCTTCGGGGGCTTCCGGCTCTTCGTCTTCGGCGGGTTCTTCCGGCTCGGCGGGGGCGGGGTTGTTTTCGCCGTCCTCCGGCTCGTCTTCGTCCGTGCCGACGTTCTCGACGTTTTCGGGCGGCAAATCTTCGCCGTCGTCCTCCGCCGTCTGCACTTCGTTGGTGAGCGAGCCGATAACCTGCAACAGTTCATCGGGGCTCAATTCGGCATCCTGTGCCAACAGGGGCTGCACGGCTGCCTGAATACGCGCTTTCTGCAGCAATTCCGCCGCCCCCATCGCCGCCGCCTGTTGCGCAATTGCGGGGACAACCACCGTTACCCGCTCATCCCTCAAACCTTCGGACACCAACCCCCAAGCCTCATCGGCCGACGGCAGGCCCGTATCAATCCTTTGCAGCACGGCGGCCAACGTCAGACGCCCCGTCAGTTCGCGACGGCAGCGGTTCAGCGCATCAAGGGACTTCCCCACCCCGAACGGCAACAACTCCTCAACCATCGCCGCCTTGGCGTTTTCGCTCAAATCAGCCCCCGTTAATTCGGCGGTTACACTGACCGCCTCAAGGATTTTTTCAACATCGGTTTTCATGCCAACCCCTTCGCCTTCAAAATTGCCAAAGCCCCGTTATGGGTCTCAACGGCGGTTTGTGTTTTTTCCGTTTTGCGGGCAATTTCGGTAACGAGGGGGTAGGATTTAGCCATTGGATGCCTCAAGGAGTTCCAAAGATTTTTTTGTACTCTTTAGGAAATTTGGTCTTCAGATAATTGCGTTGAGCCAATGGGATCGGGTATGCCCCCGTCAGGTATTGGCCGGGTTTAATCAGCATATCGAGCGGCAAAACGGAATCGGCCTTTCTAAATTC